CGAGAATTGCCGGCGCAAACGCACCCGGTGATGGTCAACGTCTTCGTGGGTGTCGATGCACTCCGCGGAGCGACCCGGCCACTCCTGACATGGGCTTTGCTCGCTGTTCTTTGCCTCATCTACTGCCAAGCGTCGCAGACGGTACGCGATCAACTCACGTCCGAAATGGTTTTCGGTTCCTTCACCGCAATTTTCTGGTGGTTTGGAAGCCGATACAGCGCGAAGGGAAAGTGATTTTCATGCCATGAAAGCCTCCGACTTCATCGTCGCTTCCACGCCAACCGTCACCGCCACAGTCGTTTCGCAGGTCAATGAAGTTGCCGGGCTCTGCGGCACCATTCTCGGCATCGCGTTTTTGCTTTGGCGCTGGCGCAAGGAAGCCTCAGAGGGATCGAAGAAGGAGTGATTTAGACAAGATCGGCACTTGAGATGAGCGACCACATCCTTTGTTTCGCTGCCGCCGAGGGAGCAATTGATGCCAAATCTGGCGTCATCCGCGGCGTTTCTCTCATTACTGAAGGCCCGGCGCTGGGGCATGGCGTGATGGTGGACGCGAAGACGCTTCAGCAAGTGAAGCAGGCCGCGAGCGAATATTCGGGCGGGCTCAAGGTGAAGCTGAATCACTCGGGTCAGGCGGGCGATATTATCGGCTACGTCGATGCGCTGCGGATTGATGGCAAGAAACTGCTGGGCGATCTGCATCTGCTCGAGAACTCGCCGCATCGGAACTACATTCTGGAGATCGCGCAGAAGATTCCCGACACGTTCGGCCTTTCAATCGCGTTCTCGGGGCCGAGCGAACTCGCCGCTGACAAGAAGACGGTGCTCCAGCGGTGCAGCGAGATCTTCTCGGTCGATGTTGTGGATTCGCCAGCCGCGAATCCCGATGGCTTCTTTTCCCGCAAACTGAACCTTCAGCCCGCGGGTGGCGCAGTCGCGCCTGCTAACGTAACCACCACCACCAAGTCACCTATGAACGAAGATATGAAGTCCGCTGTTGCGGGCATGATTGAATCCGCGCTGATGGGTTTTGGCGAACGGCTCTCGAAGCTCGAGGCCGGTATGCCCAAGCCTGCTGACGCTAACAAGCCGGTTGCCTGCTCCTCTCAGGAGGAAGTCGTGCAGCTTGCCGCCAAGGAAGCTGCCACTGCGGCGCTCAAGGAATTTGCCAAGACGATCGGCGCTCCCGCTCCTGTCGCGGTCGTGTCCGCGGAGGCTCCCGCTCCCGCGAAAGTCGAAGCGAAGACCTTCGAGGCTCTCGTTGCCGATAAGGCCGCGGAGCTCAAGGGCGACAAGGCCGCGGCCATCGCCTTCTGCGTGAAGAACCACGCCAACGAATACGTTGCCTTCCGCACCCGCGTGCAGGGCGGCGAACTCATCAAGCTCTAACCTTTTCCCCCTAAACTAACATGGCTACCAATTATCTCGGTGCGGGCACGTTTACTGCCAATACCGTCATCACTCAGAGCCTCGGCGTTGTTCTCAGCACGAACGGCGGCGTGGGTCTGTCCACCTCCTCGGCTTGCGACGGCTTCGCTCTTATCGACGCCGCCTCGGGCGATAACGTCTCGGTCGCGTTTCTCACGAACAACGGCACGCTCAAGGGCACGCTCGCCGCGGCTCCTGTCACCGTTGGCGATACTCTCTACCTCGGCTCCAGCGGTCTGATCTCGACCACCGGCACCGTCACCATCGGCAAGTCCAAGACCACGACCAGCACGACTGGCGCGGTGGTGGAGTTCCTGCCCAAGAACATCTAACCCGTAGTCAACTAAGCTACCATGTACACCAATTCCGCTGCCATCTTCCGTGGCGACATCGCCGGCGTTCTCGAACAGGCCAAAGATTGGGAGACCAATCTGATCGGTCTGCGCGTCATGCCCGTTCTCAACGTGCCGGTTCGCGCCGGTCAGTATCCCTCGTTCAAGCTCAAGGAGGGTCAGCTTCTCAAGAACGATGTGAAGGCTCGCGCTCCTTACTCGTCCTTTGCCCGCGGCACCCGTGCTTTCAACTACGAGAGCTACACCGCGAGCGAGTACGGCTATGAGGAAGCCGTTGATGATACGATCAACGCCGACATCAACCGTTTCTTCGACGCCGAGGTCATCGCCGCGAAGCTCGCTCGCCGCAAGCTGCTGCTCGCCCACGAACTCCGCGTGGCTTCCGCGATCTTCAGCACGTCGAACTTCACCTCGACGAATTCCTCGACCGCTTACACCAGCGCGAATCTGGCGACCTTCGACATCGGCTACGATATCGACCTCGCCAAGGATCGTCTGCTGGCGAACGGCGAGAGCGTGGACAACCTGCGCGTCGTCATCCCCTACCCGATCTGGACGCTGGCTCGCGCCTCGACGAAGTTCCAGAACCGTCTGCGTGGCATCGGCCTCTCGACCGACACCATCCTGAATGCTTCGACCGAGGCTGCTGCTCAGGTCTTCGGCGTGCAGGAGGTGCTGATCGGTCGTGCGTCCTATGACTCCGCTCCCGAGGGCATCGCCTTCAGCGGTTCGCAGGCGTGGGCGAATACGTATGTTTGGGTGGGTTCCGTGACCGAGGCTTCCGCCGGCTACTTCGGCGGTGGCGCTGGCTTCACGCTGAACTGGTCCGAGTACGGTCCCGCCGTGGGCGTGTTCACCTACCGCGATGAGTCGATCAAGAGCAACATCGTACGCGCCGCGCACTACGTGTCGGAGAAGGTGGTCAACACCAACGCCGGCCAGCTTATCGCCACTCAGGTCTGACCAAACTAGAAACGGCTGACGGGTACCCCGATGCCGGGCCCGCGCTCTCACAAAGGGCGCGGGCTTCTTTTTTGACGCATCACGCCAGCATCATGCGAGTTTCCCTTTGCGTGATCTGCGGCAATGAGCGGCAGCATATTCTCACGATGCTGCGCTCGTTCGCTTCCGTCTTCGATGAGCTTTCGCTAGTGCGAGCCATCGGCGCGAAGGAAGCGGACGAGACCATGCTGCTCGCTCGTGCGTTCTGCGATGGTCACGGCAAGGCTTTCGTATTCTCAGAATACAAGAACGGTCAAGGAGCAGAGAACTGGGAGCACGTCGATTCGTTCGCCAATGCTCGCAACGCGGCGTTCGCGCAAGGCACGGGCGACTGGCTGATCTGGGCCGACTGCGACGACATCATCGAGAACACTGAGGAGTTTCGCGCCAAGTTGGAAACGCTTTCCTCGGAGGTGAAGATGGTGCGTTGCCTCTACGATGTCCGCGGCAGCGGAAAGAAGCTGTTCCGCGAGCGTGCAATCCGACGCGAGAGCTTCGTCGCCGGGCGCAAGTGGCATCACGATGTCCACGAGAACCTGCTCCTGCTCGAAGGCGACAAGCACGAGGACTGGCAAGCGCCCGTTTGGGTGCACGTTCCAGTCGAGGTGAAGCGCGACAATCGCCGCCGAAATCTCCGCATCCTGTCGCACTCGGTGCGCGAGGCCGCGACGCAATATTTCTACATTCACCAAGAGCACTACTGCTCGCAGTCGCGTGATGCCGCGTTTGAATACGGCAAGATCGCGCTCGCTTTCCCGAATCTCCCGCCGGCTTTCCGATATGAGACGCTGCTCAATTGCGCCCGGCTCTCGAACTCGCACCGCGAGGCGCACGGCTGGCTTATGGACGCGCACGGCATTTTCCCTTGGTGCCGCGAAGCACTCGCCGCGCTCATTCTTTTGAGCTTCGAGAAAAAGGATTACAAGCGAGCGATCTGGTGGGCTGATAAGATGCTCGGTCTACGCGAGCCGCTGGTCGAGGATAGACCGTGGACGCATGAACCGAAATACTACGGTTGGGCCGGCTACGATCTCGCCGCTCGGGCGTATCGTGTCGGTGGAAATCCCGCGATGGCTGGCGTCTTGCAATGGCAATTCCACGAGGGCGCAACGCCCAAGATTTCACTCCTGCACGCGACTCGCGGGCGCAGCAGTCAGGCAGTCCATGCTCGGGATCTCTGGCTCAACGCCGCGGCCAAGCCGTCGCAGATCGAGCATATCTTCGCGGTAGACGCGGATGACAAGGTTTCGAGCGAGATGGCGAAGCAGTTCACGAGCGTCGTCTCCGAGGACAAGAGTTGCGTCGCGGCATGGAACCTCTCGGCAAAATCCGCTCGCGGTGACATCCTCGTTCAGATGTCCGACGATTGGACGCCGCCGCTTAACTGGGACACGAAGCTCCTTGAGGCCGCGCAAGGCAAAGACCCGCAACGTGATGCATTCGTGATTGCCGTTGGCGATGGAACGCGCCGGGACGATCTGCTCTGCATGGCGATCCTCTCGCGTGCGCGATACGAGGCGCAAGGCAACGAGGTATTCCACGGTGGTTATCCTTCGGTATTCTCGGACAACGAATTTTCTTATCGCGCTTTCCGCGACGGCTGCGTGATCGACAAGCGTAGCGATCTTATCTTCGAGCATCATCACCCAGCGTTTGGCAAGGGCAAGATGGATGCGACTTACCAGCACTCCAACTCAACCGAGCGTTTCAAGGCCGGGGAATCTCTTTTCCGCGCCCGCAACCCTAACGCCAAATGAGCACGCCGATCCTGTCGGTCTTGATTCCTGCGACGCCTAAGCGGTACCAGACGCATCTCTGGCCGCTCTGGCGCAAGCTCGAAGAACAGGTCAACGCCCTTGAGGATGGAAAGACCGTGGAGCTTCTCGTCTTCCTAGACAATCGCCAGCGCACCATCGGGGAAAAGCGCGACGCTCTCGTGCAAATGTCCAGAGGCAAGTTCGTTGCCTTCTGCGACGATGACGACGACGTTGCTGAGGACTACATCAAGACGCTGGTTTTAGCGGCTGCTGATGCTCCTGATGACGTGTCGGTCATCACATTCGACCAGCTTGCGGTCGTGAACGGCAAGGCGGCGCTCTGCCAGTTCTCGCTTCGACATCCGAACGAGGCATTTGCCCAACCGACTTTCCGACGCAATGCTTGGCACGTCTGCGCATGGCGTGGCGACATGGCTCGGCGCGTGCGCTTCCCGGCAAGCAACTATGGCGAGGACTGGGCATGGGCCAAGCATCTCGTGATGGATGCCCAGCGCGAAATCCGAATCGACCGCATCTTGCACACCTACCGATATGACGACGCGGTAAGCGAGGCACCGCCTCCCGCTGGCAGTTAGACAATCCGCGCATGGGTATGGCGACCGTGCGTGACTTCGCTCCTAGTCAATTGGCCTATGATTTTGCCGGCATCCTTGAGCAGGCCGGCATCACGTTTTCCTATCTCGGTTCCAGCGTGACTGGAGTCTGGTCTTCCTCGCGCACGATGTTCTCGGAGTTCGAGGACCAGCGCCGCGACGAGATCAAGTTCACGATCTTCTTTACCACTTCGCAGGTGACAGGAACGCCCGCGGTCACGCAGACCGTCGTGCGTGCTGGCGTGACCTATTTCGTCGAGCAAGTCCGCTTTGATGCCGAGGGAACTGGGTGCGAGATTGATGTCTGTAAGGCGATATGATCGAACTAAAATTCGATTCCTCGAAGCTGGATTTTGCTCTGACGCGCCTTGCGTTAGCGGCAAAGACCGATCTCGGGCCGGTGATCCGCGAGGAGGCGCGATATATCACCAAGACGCTAATGCAGTTTACACCTCCCAAGAGTCGCCAGCAAGGCGTTGGCGCAATCCGCGGAGACGTTGCAAGGCTCGCGGTTCCGCTTAGTTCCGCGAAGCTCGAAGCTCGCGCAACGAAAGGAAGCATTTACAGCTCACTCGCCAAACTCGTGCGCCGCCGCGAGACGCAGAAGATCAATGACATGATGCGGAATCCTAAGATCGGATTTTACGGTGGCAGGAAGATGGTTGAATCCGCGGCACAATTATCCGCGGCTCATCGTCGCGCCCGCAACAATTATGGCAGGATCAGAAAGGATCAGATGATGATGGCCTATGCTGACGATTCCACGGCGCTCCGAAAGGAGTTGGAAGGTCGAGTTGGATGGACGATCTCAGGTTGGATTCCTGCGGCTCGCGTAACGGGTGCCAAGTGGAAGAAGTTTGCTGATCGCTTTGGTCCGAAGTCTGGTTCGCAGCAATCGAATTTCTCCACAAATCCTTTCATCATCGCCCTGAATAAGCAGGTCAAAATTCCCGGATATCAACGAGTGGTTGATGGCGCGGTCAGTTCGCGGGTGAAAACCACGCTCAAGAAAGTGGATCGCGTCCTTGCCAATAAGGCAGTCAACCTCGGCTTTGCCAAAGTGACCGGAGCCGGCAAAATGGAATACGTCTCGCCATGAGTACCCGCACCGACATCCGCAACGCCATTGGAACCGCGCTAATCAATGCCGGCGTCGTCGTGACCGCTAACGTGCTGCGCGGGCGCAACAACACGATTGCCTCGATCTCCTTTCCGTCTTGCGCGGTCTACGCGATCCACGAGGACGTGGAGATTCGCACGCTCTCACCTAACAATCGGGACCAGTATCGGCAGTTGCAAGTCGCCGTGGAATACTTCACGACCGCGACTTCAACGACCGCAATTGACGATATGTTCGACGCTGGCAGCGCAGCCGTTGAGGCGGCGATTTTGGCAGATGTCACGCTAGGCGGTAAGTGCCGCGATACCCATTTGACGAGCGTCGATTATGTGATCGAGCCTGACGAAAACACCCAATGGGGCGTCGCCCGGCACAACTTTAACTGCATCTATCTGACCACCGATTAACATGGCTAACCATCTCGGACGCGAGGGCGTCGTTAAACTGTCCAGCACCACCATCGGCGAGCTTCGCAATTACTCGCTCGCGCAGTCTTCGGATGTCGTCGAGGACTCGACCATTGGCGATGTCTTCCGCACGCGCAAGGCGACCATGAAGACGTGGAGCGTGAGCGGCGATCTCTATTGGGATTTGAACGATGCCGGTCAGGTGCTGCTCACCATCGGCTCCAGCGTGACCGTGAACCTGTACCCGCAGGGAACGACCTCCGCGACCTACTACTCGGGCGGCGGCATCGTGACCAAATATGACGTCAGCGCGGCGTTCGACGGCATGGTCGAAGGCTCCATCTCCATCGAGGGCAATGGCACCCTGAGCGTTTTGACGGTCTGAGGTGACGCATGGACGCAATCGACCTCGTAAGGGAACATTTCTCATCGCTCGGATCTAAGCGCATCGAAGTCCCGGAATGGAAGCTCACGGTGTATGCAGCACCGATGACGCTCGCGGAAAAAAACAAGCTCTACAAGAAGAGCCGCGAGAACGACATGGAGCTTCTGGTGGACATCTTGATAATGAAGGCGCAGGACGAGAACGGTAAGAAACTCTTCGAGGTCGATCACCGGCTGACGCTGTTGAACAAGGCTGACTCAAACGTCGTCGCTCGGGTTGCCAACGCGATCTTGAACGATGATGCGCCGAAGGCCGACGAGCTAAAAAACTGATTCACGGCGGGGAAGCCGCCGACTTCCTCGCCGTTTATGCGCTCGCAGAAAAGCTCGGCAAATTCGCCCACGAGGTTCTCGCAATGCCAGCCTATGAGTTACAGGGATGGCTCGCTTATCTCGACTACGTAAACAAGACCCGAAACCAAAATGGCTAGCGCAACATTCGAACTGCGGGCGGTCGATAAAACGCAACAGGCTTTTGCCAGCGTGCAGAATTCGCTTGGGCGGTTGCAGCAATCGGCGCAAGTGGCTGGCCGTAGTCTCACCAAGAATCTGGATGTGAAGGACGTTTTCCGTTCTTTGGCGATGGCCGCGGGACTCAGCGCGGACAAGATTGCCAACAAGATCGCGGAGCTAGTTACGGGTCAGGATGAGGAAACCAAGAAGCTGCAAGAAAGTCTCGTTGGCTTAGGTGAGGAAGCGATCAAGGCGCAAGCTGCACTTTTCGCGGCGACGAGCAGCGATGAAACCAACGTCAAGCGACTAATCATTGAGCGCGATAGGCTACGCAAGGTCATTTCAATTCCTCCCGCCGATCTACAGCAACAAGTGACGCAGGAGCAAAAGAAGATTTCGCTTTATCAGACTGAAGTGGAATTGTTCCAGCTTCAAAAGAAAATCCGCGAAGATCAGAAACGAACCGAAGAAGCCTATCAAGGTTCACTCGAAAAACTGGGCGCAGCGCAGGCGAAGGTTTATGGCGACCAGACTTCGGTTGCTGAACGATTGATTGGCCTTCGAGGCAAGGAAGGAAAATTGATCTACGAGATCGGTGCAACCGACATCAAGGACACCGAGCGAAGGACCGAGTTGAACAATCAACTCGCCGGAGTTTTGGAAAAGATCAATGCGCTGCAAGAGCAGCAGGCGCGTGTTGCAAAAGAAGCCGCGGCGGCAATCGCTTCTGGCTTCGAGGACGCGATCATGTCGGGAATGTCGTTGCGTGATACCTTGCGGGCTATTGCTCAAGATCTCTTGCGTCTCTTCGTTCGTCAGCAAATCACGGAGCCTTTGGCGAAAGGTCTCGGAAGTCTCTTTTCAAGTTCGTCCATTTTCTCGGCAATTTTTGGAGGAGGCAAAGCTGCCGGTGGTCCTGTCAGCGGTGGAACGCCATACATGGTGGGCGAAAAAGGCCCAGAGCTTTTCGTGCCCGGCTCCAGCGGCTCGATCATTCCCAATCATCGCCTCGGCTCTGGAAACGGCGGCGGTTCTCCTGTAATCGTGAATTACAACATCTCTTCTGGCGTAAACAAGGCCGAGCTGATGCCAATCCTTGAGAACGAGCGGAAGCGTCTCAAGGCCGAGATTCCCGACATGGTGCGCCGCGGCGGTGCCTATCGCGCAGCCTTCGCCTAATCCGTCATGGCTATTTCCTATCCACTCTCGCCGCCATCTCCGTTCCGCGTAAGCCGGCTGAACCTCACGGGAATGTCGGCCACGTCGCGCAACGTGTCGCCGTTCACGTTTCAGAGCCAGCAATACAATTGGCCGGGACAGGCGTGGGCTGGCAGCGTGGAGTGCCCGCCGATGACGCGAGCGGATGCGGAGCAGGTCATCGCCTTCCTGCTGGCTGCGCACCGCGGCACGTTCTACTTCCAAGACTACGCGAACACTTCACCGCGAGGCAGCGTCACGGGCACGCTGACGGTCTCCAGCGCGACCGCGAACGCGACGGCGCTCGGCATCTCGGGAGCCACCGGCAGTTTCGCCGTGGGTGACTGGCTCCAGATCTCGACCTCGCTCTACAAGGTGATTCAAGTCAACAGCAGCAGCAGCGTGGACCTTTTCCCTGTGCTGC